TACACTAAATCAGTAAGTTGGCAGCATCACCCGGTAATTATTGAGTAATAATAAATTGATTATTGCAAATGTAATTTAATTCCATCTTCGCGTTATATTCCAATCTTTAATCTCCGCATGGAACAAGTTGCATGCGTGACTATATTAAGACAACTTATAACCACCAAAACATTTGCTTTGCAAGCAAAAACAGTGACCATTGACTCTAAGAAAATTCCGATCTATTGTTAGGGTCATCAAAGTTACTTAACAGTATTCCGAAATGAAAATACAAAGCAAGCTAATTGTCTTATTAAACATTATTATTGCATTTATATTATTTGAGCTTTTAGCTCAAAAATTTGGTTTGAGTACATTATTTTAAAGCAAGATAAACAATATCGGGCACTCTAGTTTTTATAATTAACAATTAAACGTCCATAAAATGTTATTTACTTTTCTTCGCTATTGTCATATCTTAATATAGTGGCTTACGCCACTCTACTTTCATCACATTTTGTACGTTTATGTACTCGCCATGAAGCTCTTTCATGGCGATTTTTTATTCTTAATCCAAGAACATACTCCCTACCTATAGCAAAATCACTTTTTTAACAAAAGAATAACGTATTTAGGTAATCATTACGAATTTACCCTATAGGTGCTACTGGCCATTCAATATCCGGTGCAGTTGATGTATCAACACGGTTCAGCAACACCCGATACTTTTTCCAGGCTTCCAGCAACAAGGTTTCTTTCTCCGTTGCGATCTCCAGATCCACAGCATCCTGAAGCGGCGCTATATGCTCACTGGCTACCTGCATCAGGCTGTTTTTTGTTTCTTCCGCCTCCCGGATCCGGAACAGTTTTTCTGCTTCCGTATCCTTCACCCAGGCTGTGCCGTTCCACTTCTGAAACTCCCCTTCCGGGGATAACCAGGTGACATTTTCCGGTAATGAGCCGAGTTCAGAAATAAATAACGCGTCGCCGGAAGCCACGTCATAAACCGTTTTACCCCGATGATCTTCAACGAGATGCCACGATGACTCATCACTGTTGAAAACAGCCACGAAACCAGCCGGAATATCTGGCGGTGCAATATCGGTACTGTTTGCAGGCAGACCTGTATGAGGCGGAATATATGCGTCACCTTCACCAATAAATTCATTAGTTCCGGCCAGCAGGTTATAAATTTTTATGGTCCGTGCTTGTTCACTCATTCTGAATGCCATTATGCGAGCCTCACAATATAGTTAAATGCGATGTTTTTGACGGTGTTTTCCGCGTTACCAGCAGCGTTAACGGTGATGGTGTGTCCATGTGAACCAATCGCAACAGAGTGCGTATGAGCACCAATACCGACAGTATGCGCGTGTGCACCCGCAGATGCTGCTGTGCCGGACAGTGAGTGTGTATGGTTTCCTTCTGAAGATGATTTACCTACCCATTGGGAGGTGCCACTGGTTAATGAGCCACTGATACCAACCTGATTAGTCCCGCTAACTTGAGTACTCCCTGCCGGAAACATTCCAGTAGGTTGACTCCCGCTATTCGTTCTGGGCCCAGTCTGACTATGTTGGTGGGCCCCAGCTGAACTTGTAGAGCCGCTCAGACTGTGCGTATGCGCCCCGGTGTTATTCGTGGATTTAGTGCCGTAATCAAACGACGATGTGGTTTTCGTCCCCAAATCCGTACTGGATGCGCTGGCGCTGTGGGTGTGCGATTTAATGCCATCCTGTTCCTGAGACAATACGGCACGACCACTGGCGGGCTTGCCCTTAATCGTCCAGCCACGCATATCAGGGATCACGCCTGACGGATAAGCGGCTGCAAGTTTCGGGTAAGCAGATTTGTCAAAAGTCTGCCCCTGCATCAGGGCATAACCAGACGGAACGGTATCTGATGGCCACGGGATTGGTGCACCGACTGGATAAAACTCTGCAGGAGGATGAGCCGAGGTGTAAAGCTGCGCCCACGGCGACCAGTTTGCGTCGGTCGTATCCCGTCGTGAACGAATAAATGCCGGAGCATGAGCACCGCTTGTACCACTCCAGCCGATGAGTAACTCACCTTCGCCAACGGCTGTCATCCCTTTCAGGTGAATGATATTTCCATACGCTGTTGGATATCCGTTGTTATACACCTCGTATAACTCAAGACCTGCTGCCCCCTGCGTATTGTCTGTCAGCGCGGCTACCCGACCTTTTGAAGCCAGATTAACTGATGATACTGCTGTTCCACCTGACGGTAGCGCCCCGATCTCTGATGCCGTTGGCTTATTTCTGGAGTTATAGTCCCTTCGCCAGCCAGGTGAATAATCTGTTCCGTGATTAATATAGGTAAACTGGGCGTTGGTTGTTCCGCCACCGCTGGATGTGGTCGGAGTGGTAATGCGGATCGTCATCGCTGACTTTATCCCCATTACTTCAATGACAGCTCCGGCGAGATGAATATTACCGCAGCCAGTATCAGTAATGATTTTATTATTGCCATAAGACCAGGAACCCTTGCACATCCAGTATGGATGGTTAAATGCTCCCTGAGAATCCAGCCACTCGATAAACTGTGCAGTCGTCCAGTTTCCTGTTGTTGTGCTTACTGACCCACCGAAGGCACGGCAGGCACCAATATTTTTCGTAAAGGTGTCTTTGCCAGGGATATCCGCACCGTTCTGATCTTTCTGCAGACGTTTCTCAGCATTGTCATTGGCTGCTTTTACTGCCTTTGGCGTTGCCGCCAGCGTTTCAGACGTGCTGTTGGTCGCGCTGCTTAGCTGGATTATCCCTTTCTGTGCTGTCGTTGCATCCTGTGCGGTGTATTTCCCGTTAGCCAGGTCATACGCGGCCTTAACGGCTTTTGGTGTTGCCGCCAGTGACTCGGAAGTGCTGTTAGTCGCACTACTGAGCTGTACTATCCCCTTTTTCGTCGTGCTCGCATCCTCCAGCGCCACGGCGGATGCAATATCCTCTGCCCGTTTTGCCGCTGTCTCAGCGCGCGTTGCTGCAGATTCCGCCGTACTTTTGCTCTGAGCTGCTGCCGTCGCACTACCAGCAGCCTCTGTCGCCTTCGTGGATGCCGTCGTGGCGCTGCCCTTCGCTGCTGACGCCTGTCTGGTCGCCTCATCTTTTGAAGCAGACGCCGATGATGCCGATGACGCCGCCGAACTGGCGGACGATGCGGCAGCCGTTTTTGAGGATTCTGCACGGGTTTCCGACGCTTTCGCGTTCGTTTCGGATGTCTTCGCTGCGGAAGCTGACCTCGCTGCTGCCGTGGCCTGCTCAGTGGCTTCGCCAGCCTTCGTTGTGGCTGTTGAAGCGGATGATGCGGCGCTTTCTGCCGATTTTCCGGCGGCGGTGGCACTGGCTGAGGCCTGCCCGGCACTTGTTGACGCGGCGCTGGCAGACGACGCAGCCGCTGTTTTTGAGCCTGCCNCGTAAGCAATTTTTATGGTGTCTGGCTGAAAATTCTTTTGTTCCTCATACCAGTTTTTGCCATCTTCGCAAAAGAGCCATACCACGCCCGCTTTTTTAGTTAGCTGGTATTGTTCCGGTGTTTTCGGATTCCCGGCCTTAATATTTTTCAGGTGCATCATCTTAAACACTCCCCACGTTGTACCATATTCCCCCAATCAATTTCTGAATTGGCCTTCTGGCAACAGTGTCGACAATATCATCCGCATTGCTGTTAATTGCGGCTGTTAAAACATAACCTGACGCATCGCCAAAGCCGTAGTCGCGCCATACGTTTTTATATTCAATGCTGCCAAGACGAATATCCCGAACGACATGATTATGCAGCCATGTGCTTAACCAGTTGTTTTCCCACACTGAACCATAAATATCGCCACTAGACGCAACTTGCGCACCACTTCCCAGCGCAAATCCCCCATCTGTTTTAAAAATGAAATCACCACCACCATCTGAACCGTTATTAATATGAACACCATCACCACCGTTATCTTTCCACAAAAACATACGAATTCTTCCGTCTTCGTTGGCGAATGTAATGTGGTGGCGGTAATTACTTTTTAATCTAAAATTGCTGCCATTAGATTCAATATCTTTATAAAGATGTAATCCTAACTCATCAATATGTCCGATGCGCGAACCATTTGAATAGAAGCTAATAATACCATCTCCATCTTGCCTAAATCCGGTGTCGTTATCTCCCAGAACAATGGAGTTTTCACCCAGTGCGTTATCAGTAGCTCCAATAGCTAGACCTCCTTTAATTTTGGCCCCGTGGCTGACAGATATAGCACCTGTTCTCAGATTTATAGCGAATGGCCTTAATGGGCCGATATTACCGTTTTCGCCTTGTCCTTCAGCCGTCGGAATGAAATGAAGAAAATCTTCTGAACGACGGAAAATTAGACCGAAGGTATCATTGAAAATTCGCAGCGCATTCACCGTGCCAATTTTCAGTTCTCCGGTCATTTTATCGCCGGAACGCTGAACGGCGTTACCAGCCTTGTTTACCGTTTCCTGTAAACCGAGGTATTCGATAACGGCAGCAACGGTCGATTTCGCAAGAATATCCCGCCCGACTTTTGTCAGGGTTGCCAGGCTGGCGACATCATTCCCCGTAAAATACGGAAACTTGCCTGCCGCAGTAGTAAGTCCGGCCAGCGCCGTCAGGGTGGCATCTTTCGGTTGCTTACCCGCAAGCGCGTTAGTCATGGTGGTCGCAAAATTCGGGTCGTTGCCCAGCGCCGCAGCCAGCTCGTTCAGCGTGTTCAGTGCATCAGGTGACGAATCTACAAGGGCGGCAATCGCAGCCATAACGAAAGCCGTGCTTGCGATTTGGGTATTATTCGTTCCCTGTCGCGCAGTTGGTGTTGTTGGCGTTCCGGTCAGTGCAGGACTATTTAAGGGCGCTTTCTTGTTCGTTTCACCCATTACCGCCTTAACCGCTTTTGGCGTTGCCGCCAGTGACTCGGAAGTGCTGTTGGTCGCACTGCTGAGCTGTACTATCCCCTTTTTCGTCGTGCTCGCATCCTCCAGCGCCACGGCGGATGCAATATCCTCTGCCCGTTTTGCTGCTGTCTCGGCGCGCGTTGCCGCGGATTCAGCAGCAACTTTGCTCTGAGATGCAGCCGTCGCACTGCCTGCCGCCTCTGATGCTTTCGTTGTTGCTGTCGTGGCACTACCTTTCGCTGCTGACGCTTGTCTGGTCGCCTCATCTTTTGAAGCAGACGCAGATGATGCCGATGACGCCGCTGAACTGGCTGACGATGCGGCTGCTGCCTTAGAGGAAGCAGCATTGTCTGCTGAAGTCTTTGCATTTGTTTCAGAGGTTTTTGCTGCAGAAGCAGACCTCGCTGCTGCAGTGGCTTGCTCAGTGGCTTTGCCAGCCTTCGTTGTGGCTGTTGAAGCGGATGATGCGGCGCTTTCTGCCGATTTTCCGGCGGCGGTGGCACTGGCTGAGGCCTGCCCGGCACTTGTTGACGCGGCACTGGCAGATAATGCAGCCGCTGTTTTTGAACCTGCCGCAGCTGAGGCGCTCTGTCCCGCTGCTGTTTCAGAAGACTTAGCGTTCGTCTCGGACGTTTTTGCCGCCTTCGCGGAATTTCCTGCCGCCGTTGCCGAGGAAGCTGCACTACTGGCACTTGATGATGCATTCGTTTCTGAAGATTTCGCTGCCTCTTTTGAGGCCGCCGCACCCCGTGCCGAGGTGGCAGCTTCTGACGCCTTCGTGGTCGCTGTGGATGCAGAAGTGGCTGCCGATTTTTGTGATGCTGCGGCATTCGTTTCTGACGTTTTCGCGGCACTGGCGCTGGTAGCTGCCGCGCTTTTTGATGACTCTGCAGCAGCACTTTTTGCTGCTTCACGGGCCTTTGTCGATGCCGTTCCTGCGCTGGAAGACGCTGACTGAGCCGACGACGCGGCCTGTCCGGCTGACGTGCTGGCGGCACGTGCTGAGGCTGCAGCATCGGTTGCATGAGTTGCCGCCTCGCTGGCTGATTTTTTCGCGGCTGCCGTATTCTGTGCAACCGCGGAGGCGTTACGTGACACCTCTTCCACCATCTGCTCAAAGCGGCGCAGTGCCTCCGGTCGGACATCATCCTCCGTCATGGCACCGAGAAAATCATTCAGCGTACCTGGTCTGGAACCTTCATAGACGGTAATGGTCCCGGCATGTGAAGGCGGAAAACCTTCAACCAGCAGGGTGACGCTGTACTGACCATGCTCAACATCCATGCTGTAACGTCCGGCTTCATCCGGATTTTCAGAGGCCACCGTGTTCACCACCATCGTGCTGCTGGTTCGTCTGGCCTTCAGCACAATGGTGCAGTTCTGTACTGGTTTTCCTGTGCCATCTTTAAGCACGCCAGAAATTTTTACTGTCATACTTTTCCACCAATAAAAAAAGCCCGCAGCAGTGACGCCACGGGCTTCAGGACAGTGTAACTTTACGTTTCCTCAAACGCAGTTCACCCCATAAGGTGGATGAACCTGCGTATCATAACAATATTTACAGAAGATAAATCGGCGTCTGTTGTCAGATACGGTATCCGATACCAACAATAAATGCATCCGTTCGCCAGTCACCACTACCGGAACCTTCATAAGCAAGGTCAATGGTCACGGATTCGGTCGGGTTAAACTGCACGCCAGCCCCCCACGCCAGAGACGTGTTGCTGTGGCGACCGTCATCACTTCCGGTCAGCACATCGTGCGTTTTCCCCTTGTTGTCAGTTACGCGGAGATAATCCCCGGAGAAAGTCGACACACGGCTGTAAGCCACACCCACCATCGCATACGCGCTGAACCATTCATTCACGCGTACAGACGGCCCCGCCATCACGCTGAACCAGCGGTTACGCACGGAATCTTCATGCCAGCGGGTATCGCTGTANGACCTCGCTGCTGCCGTGGCCTGCTCAGTGGCTTCGCCAGCCTTCGTTGTGGCTGTTGAAGCGGATGATGCGGCGCTTTCTGCCGATTTTCCGGCGGCGGTGGCACTGGCTGAGGCCTGCCCGGCACTTGTTGACGCGGCGCTGGCAGACGACGCAGCCGCTGTTTTTGAGCCTGCCGCAGCTGAGGCACTCTGTCCCGCTGCCGTTTCAGAAGACCTGGCGTTCGTCTCGGACGTTTTGGCCGCCTTCGCAGAATTTGCAGCCGCCGTCGCCGAGGAAGCTGCGCTACTGGCGCTTGATGATGCGTTCGTTTCTGATGATTTTGCCGCCTCTTTTGAAGCCGACGCATCCCGGGCTGAGGTGGCAGCTTCTGACGCTTTCGTGGTCGCGGTGGATGCAGAAGTGGCTGCTGATTGTTGTGACGCTGCCGCATTCGTTTCTAACGTTTTCGCCGCACCGGCACTGGTAGCCGCCGCGCTTTTTGAGGACTCTGCAGCGGCAGCACTTTTTGAGGCTTCAGTGGCCTTTGTTGATGCCGTTCCTGCGCTGGAAGACGCTGACTGAGCCGACGAAGCGGCCTGTCCGGCTGACGTGCTGGCTGCACGTGCTGAATCTGCAGCATCAGTCGCATGGGTTGCCGCCTCACGGGCTGATGTGCTGGCATCGCTGGCTGATTTCTTCGCGGCTGCCGTGTTCTGTGCCACCGCGGACGCGTTACGCGCCACCTCTTCCACCATCAGCTCAAAACGGCGCAGTGCCTCCGGACGGGCATCATCCTCCGTCATGGCACCGAGAAAATCATTCAGCGTACCGGGTCGGGAATCTTCATACACGGTGATGGTCCCGGCATGTGACGGCGGGAATCCTTCCACCAACAGAATAACGCTGTACTGACCGTACTCAACGTCCATGCTGTAACGCCCGGCTTCATCCGGATTTTCTGAGGCCAGCGTGTTCACCACCACCGTGGTGCTGTTACGTTTTGCTTTCAGCTGGATTGTGCAGTTCTGTACCGGTTTTCCTGTGCCGTCTTTCAGTACACCTGAAATCTTTACTGCCATATTCACCCCACAAAAAAGCCCGCCTGAACCGGCGGGCTGTCATAACACTGTGTTACCTGGCTAATCAGAATTTATAACCGACACCCACGATGAAACCGTCAGTGCGCCAGAGACGTGTTGCTGTGGCGACCGTCATCACTTCCGGTCAGCACATCGTGCGTTTTCCCCTTATTGTCAGTTACGCGGATATAATCCCCGGAAAAAGTCGACACACGGCTGTAAGCCACACCCGCCATCGCATACGCGCTGAACCATTCATTCACGCGCACAGACGGCCCCGCCATCACGCTGAACCAGCGGTTACGCACGGAATCTTCATGCCAGCGGGTATCGCTGTAGTGCGTTTTTTGCTCATCCTCAGCATTGGCATAACTGAAGGACGTAA